GGATCAGAAGGTTGGGGGTTCGAGTCCCTCCGAGCGCGCTCCTCTGAACTGGGAGAATCCAGATCGGCCAAAGTCAGACGGCCATCTTTGACCGCAACGCTGACCGCAACCCGGAGTCAACGGCTTCGCGCGGCTCTTACCCGCGCCATGTGCCGCTGCACTCCCTTGGGGTCAGAGCACGGCATGCCCGCAGCGGCACCGCACCTCGGGCATGCGTGGCGGGCGATCACCGGGTCATTGATCCACGTGACCGGAGGGTGAAGGCCCCTCGGATCCAGCCAGCGGGTAATGAAGCAAGTTTCGCCGTAGCGAACCATTTCAAAGCCGCCGCCGGGGCCGGTCATCACCCAGGCAAGCGGCCCGTACCTCTCGATCGCCTCACTAGGCGTGAGCGCTGAGGTGTAAGGCACGTCGGGACCTGGCCATGGCGAGCACTTGAGGGTTTCTCCCGGAACGGCCCAGGCGACCGGTTCACCGCACCACATATCACGTATGACCGCATTCTGGCGGGATGCCTTGATCGTTCCGTACGGTCGTTCTTCCGGATACCCGTACCGGATCTCAGTGCTCACGGCTTCCCTCTCAGTCCCTCGATGATGCCGTCCATCGCATCGGCCCCTGACCGGGGTACTTCCTCCAGGGCGTGCAGGTACATCTGCGTGGTGGACCCGTGGGCGTGCCGCAGCGTCACCTGCACCGTCTTCAGGTCCACCCCGGCCGCCAGCAAGTAGCTCGCGCACGCGTGCCGCAGGTCGTGCAGCCTGACCCGGGGCACGCCCGCGCGGGCGCACAGCCGCTCCCACGCCCGGTCCACGTTCCGCGGCTCGATGGCCGTGCCCACCCCGGTGGTGAACACCAGGTCCAGGTCCGCCCACACCTTTGCGCACATGCGCGTCTTGCGCTGCTCCCGCTGCCACCGGCCCAGCGCGTCGACGGCGGTCACCGGCATGGCCACCGCCGCGGTGGACGCCTCCGACTTCAGCTCCTTGGCCACCAGCTTCCCCTTCCGCCGCCCGGTCGCCGGGTCGGCGTCGCCGCGGACCCTTTGCACCGACTGCCGCGGCGTCCAGACGCGCCGGTCGAGGTCGAGGTCGGCCCACCGCATGCCGAGGCCCTCGCCGCGGCGGAACCCGAGCGCGAACGAGCACAGCCAGTAGCACCACAGCCGGTCCTCCGCCATGGCCAGCAGCAGCGCGGACGCCTGCGCGGGCGTGATGGCCGTCCGGGCCTTCTTCTGCCGCTCGCGGGGCGGCTTGACCAGGCTGACGACGTTCCGCCCGAGCCCGGCCGCCTCGTCCCGGACCGCGTCGGCGATCGCCCGGTGCAGGATGGCCCGGCAGTACGCCACGGTGCGCGGCGACAGCACCTTCGGCTCCGCCGCGGGCTCGCCCTTGCGGCGCTTCTTCGGCGTGCGGCCGGACGGCTTCTGCCCGAGCCGGTGCTGCCATTCCCGGACCATGGGCGCGTCCAGCCTGCGGAGCTTCACGTGCGCCAGCGTCGGCGCGGCGGCGGGGATGATGTGCAGCGCGGTGTTGTCCCGGTAGGAGTCCATGGTGGAGGCGGCCATCTCCCCGGCGGCGACGTACTGGGGGAGGGTGACGTCCAGCCAGTGGCGCAGGTAGTCGCCCACGGTCTGGTCCGGGTCGGACGGCAGGCCCCGGGCGAGCTTCGCCCCGAGCTCGTCGCGCCTGGCGATGGCGTCCTTGCGGGTGTGGCCGTAGACGTAGCGGGGCTTGGTGTCGAGGGTGCCCTCGGGCGGCCATACGCGGGCTGTCCACCGGCCGTCGGGCCGCTGCCATGGCTTGCCCTCGCGGTTGGGCCGCGCCCCGGCGGGCTTGCCGGTCATGACCTCACCGCCGCGCAGCGGAGGTCAGGTGCCACCAGCCACACGGGCACTCGTACGGGTACAGGCGGACACCTCGATCATGGCGGACCTGCTTCGCGTAGTCATGCGCCAGCCGGGCAGTGCTGAACTTATGTTTCTTGGGTGCGGCAGCACAGGCGGCAAGTTGGCGCTCCCTGGCCTCTGCGCGTTTACGGAGGTCGTCGGACTCGTAGTCTTCCACGCCGTGAGCGTATCCCGGATGTCGGTTCCGGTCTATGACTGGCTCCTGCTGTCTCCTGTTGTCGTTGACATCGGTGTGCGATACCGTAACCTTTGAACGGAGACAAGCGGAGACGGCTCCTGAAGGCAGCGCACATGACCGAGATGCACCCGATTCATCAGCAGTATGCCGATGCCCTATCTGCGGGGGGTCCCGCCGAGATCCCGCTGGGCCGCACGGTGCTCTGCGACTCCTGCGACGAGGATCTGACCGATGACCCGCGCAGCGGCGGCTTCATGTTCGGCTCCTACGCCATCGGCCCGTGCTGCGCCGAACGGCGCGAGGCCAGCGCCCGGGGCTACGGCGAGGAATGGAACATCCGCGCCCGCTGCCCGGAAGGCGCCAGCTTCGCCGGCTGGATACGGGACCTGCGCGGGCCTGACGCAGCCATCACGATCACGCCCGGCGGACCGGGGACGTGACGGCCGTGACTGACGCCGACGTAGGCCCCGACGCTCTCGGCTTCTACACCATCCCGCAGGTGGCAAAGCTGTTCGGCTGCTCGGCCAGGGCCATCGAGCGCCAGGTCGCCGCCTGGCAGAAGGACCCGGATACGGGCCTGGAGTCGGTGAAGGTCGGCAGGCTGCGCCGGGTGCCCCCGGAGGCGGTCGCCGCGTTCAGGGCGCGGCTCCGCGCCGAGGCCCGGGCGGGTGCGGCGTGACCCGGGCTGAAGGCGACGCGCTGAGCCAGGCGCTTGTCCGCCGCCGGCCGGAACTTGCCGGGCATGTTCACTATGTCAACGGGCGCCCGTGGTGCGACGGGATCAACCACACGACGATGTGCAGCGATGATTTCAGCGACGAGTGGATGGCACACCCCGCGGCACCCCCCGGGCCGTCCGTGGAGCGCAATGGCTGACCCGGACGCCCCGCTGCTGCCGCCGTGCCTGGGCTGCGGCTCGCGCACGCCGGAGCACCGGCCGGACTGCGTGTGGGCGGAGGAGGAGGACCCGTGCTCATGGTGCGGCGGCGAGCTGACGGAGGAGTGCGTGAACCCGCTGGAGTGCATGCTGCCCGCCTCGGTGTGCGACGGGTATACGCACTGGGGGTGGTGCTCAGCGTGCCAGGGTGCCGGGGTGGCGTCCCGGCAGGTGATCTGGTGAGCGCCTGGCAGCCGTGCGGGTACCGGCTCCGGGAATGCATCGACGACGTGTGCCGGAGCATGGGCGAGTGCGCATGGCCGCCGGAGACGCCCGCCGGGCTGGACACCGGCGGGAAGGGGAGGGGTGCGGCGGACTCCGTGTCCAGCGAGGTTACGGCCGCGCCTCTCCCCGCTAAGGGGTGGTCCCCATGACCGCTGACCTCGGCGAGTCCTGCGCGGACCTGGCCCGCTGGCTCCCCGTCGCCGCCGCGCTCATGGCCGAGCCCGACACCGAGGACGGCACCGATGCCATGCCCAGCGTCCCGTCGCCGTACAGCCGCCCGCCCTGGAATCCCGCCGCCGCCAATGCCGCCATGGACGCCCACGAGGGCCTGCGCCGCCTGGAGGCCTCGCTGCGCCTGGCCGTCACCGGCCATCCCGGATTCCGCCGCGGCGGCTCCACGGTGAACACGTTCAGGGCGCTCGGCGCCATCGAGGACCTCGGCGCCGGCGTCACCGGGCAGGCCGCCGCGAGGGCGGCGCGGTTCATTGACGGGCTGGTGCGCCCGGTCGAGCAGCTCCCCGCCGTCGACAAGGCCGAGCGCCCGCAGCAGGTTTCCGCGAAGTGCCCGTACTGCGGCCTCAAGATGCTGCGCGTCTACCCGCGCGAGGGCCGCATCACATGTTTGCGTTATGGCGCCTGCTGGGACAGTGACGGCTGCCACCCCGTGGGCATGATGGAAATCGGGCGGCTGGGCCCGCAGGTGCGGTGGAACGACGGACTGGTGGCACCGTGAGCCTGGACGCGAACAAGCTCATCGACCACCTCTTCCGGCTGCGCGCCGACCTCGCCGACTCCGTGTTTGACGAGATCGGCATGGAGCAGGCCAGATGCCGGGGCAAGGCTGGGCCGCATCTTGAGGCCGCAGACAAGGAGATCCACGCAGCGCTAGAGTCCATGCTCCGCGCCGCCCGGTCTCTTCGCCGCTACGCAGCGACGCCGCGAAGCGAGACGGCGCCATGAGGCTGTCGTGGCCGTTCGGGCCGCCTGTCATGGCCGCCCCGCAGCCAGCCGCGGAGGTCCGCCGCCCGTGCGGGTGCCTCATCGACCCGCTGGTGTTCGGGCATCTCTGCCAGGGCGAGACGCTCAGCAGGACATACGGCCGCCCGCAGCCGTGAGCCCGCCGCCGAAACAGCCGTACCTGGACCGCATAGCGGCCATGCGGTGCCGCCTGACTTACGCGCAGCAGCGGGTCAGGGAACTGGAAGCGCTGCTCGCGGAGCACGGGATAGAGATACCGGCGGATGTCACTCAGGTCCCGCCAGTAAGTCACAGGTGCTTCCGGTGATCGTGCACCATAGGCGTCATGCCCGCGGCGGTCACCCTCACCCTGAGCGAGGCCGCGCAGGTTCTCGACCCGCCGATGACCGAGCGGCAGCTCCGGCAGATCATCACCGCGCTGGGCTGGCAGCCCGGGGAGTGGCGCCGCACCGGCCGCATCGGCCATCCGTTCCCCGCTTATCCCGCAGCCGACCTGATGCGACTTCACGCCGCCCTGGTGCCATTCCTGCACTAGAGGTCTTACTATGTGGCTGATACCTCATGCCCGTAAACGGAGACAAGCGGAGAGGACTGACCATGGACGTCATGATCCTCAGTGAGCGCGGCGTCCGGCTGATGTGCGAGACCGAAGGCTGCGCGTCCCCCGCATCCACCGTCTGGTACGGCGCCTGGCACGGCAAGCCGGTCCGCGCCTGCGACCGGCACAACCCGATGACGTACAGCAGCATGGCGCTCCCGGCGGGCTTCACCAGTCACCCGCTCTGCCATGCGTGCGGCCAGCCGGTTCGCCTGGGCTGACCATGGCGGAAACACCCGTGACCATGTGCAACACTGAACGGAACCAGCGGTCGCATGCCCTCAGACGGAGACAAGCGGAGAGGACCGACCATGGCACGTACCCTTAAGCGCCTCGGCCGGTTCCTGGAACGCACCGCCCGAGACATCCGCGACGGCGTTATCGCCGGGTTCGACCGGCTCTGGTACGGCTGACCATGGCTGAGCCGCCCCGCGAGCCCGGCTGGTACCGGCTCGGCGAGCACGGCTGGGAACGCGTCCCCGACGCTGAGGCCCAGGCTGACTTTGCCGCGATGGCCCCCGGCTACTGGGACCTCGTCTACTTCGACACCACGGCGGCCGGGGCTGAGGTCCCGCTGTTCTGACCGGAGGCAACCATGTGCAGCACCCGCAACAGGAACGGCCTCATGTTCGTCAGCACCTGCCTCTGCGCGGGCACCGGCTGCGGCGGCCACCTGATGCTCAGCCAGGCGGACATCACGCCGATCGGCTGGCAGGGCGCGGCGCAGCACACGTACACCCGCGCCTGCGACGGCTTCCACGAGCCCGGCCCGTGCCCGCCATCGCGGCAGCCGGTGCGGCTGGAGTTCGGAGGCTGACCATGGCTGAGGTAGATGTCTATCCGGTCGGCCTCTGGCGGGACCTGCGCCAGTTCGGCCATGGTGCGCACAGGCCACGCCGCAGCCGCCGCCTGCTGCATGCGCTTCGATATCCGTTCCGGCAGGCCAGGAAAGGCAACTGGCGCGCTGTGCGCAACTACTTCAATGGCTACCTGGCCGAGCCCACCTCATGGCCGGATGGTGTGACCAGGTGCGGCAAGGGATGGACGCGCCGCGCCGCGCTGCGGGACTGGCAGCGCGTGAGCCATGGCTGAACCGATCCGCAGGAGGCACCCATGCCGCGCTGGCTGATCCTGCTCATCGCCGTTCTCGTCATCCTGGTCATCGCCATCCTGTGGGCCGAGCACGTCCACGTAGGGGTGCACTGACCATGGCCGTCTTGCGCGGCGGCAGTCCGCGCAGGCTCGTACCACCACCACCACGCACACCATCAGGGAGCATCACCATGGCCACCAGGAACCTCACCGCTGACGACATCACCGATTACACGGTCACCATCGCGCACGGCAACGACACCACCACGCGCGCAGTCCGCGCCGCCTATCTCGCCAGCGAGCCCGGCTGGCTGCTGTTCAAGGACCATGAGCACAGGGAGATGGCCCGGGTCAACGAGCACCTGGTCCTCATGGTCGAGCGCCTCCGCGTGCCCGTCAGCGCGGACTCTGATGAGGGCCGGATCCGCGACGCCGTGGCAGACTCGGGACCATGACCGCTGAGCAGATCGCGCAGGCGTTCCACGAGGCATACGAGCGGCTCGCCCCGGACTTCGGCTACGAGACCCGCGAGGCATCCGCGAAGCCATGGGCTGAGGTGCCCGAGCAGAACAAGTCGCTGATGGTCGCTGTGGTCCAGGCGCTGATCGACTCCGGCGTCATCCCCGGCGCGGCCTCACGGGAACGCTCCGATGAGGACCGGATCCGCGAGGCCATGGCCGAGGCGCAGGACCACCCCGGCCGCGTCGTCACCAGGTGACCATGCCCGCTCCGCGCTGCTACGACTGCCTGACCGAGGACGTCACGGTCAAGGTCACCGACGACGCGGGCTTCGAGCACTGGTTCTGCGCCGCCGACTGGGCGGCCCAGCAGGACCTCCGCGAGAAGGTCATGGCGATGCTCGGGGATGCGGCGCGGGCACTGGAGCAGGGCTGACCGTGGCCCGCTACTACGGCAGCACCGCATCTCGTGGGTATGGCGGTGAGCACCAGCGGCTTCGCGCCCAGTGGAAGCCCGCGGTCGACGCGGGCCAGGCCTGGTGCCACGCCGCCATCTGCCTCAAGCCCACACGGCACATCCAGCCCGGCACGCCCTGGCACCTCGGCCACACGCCCGACCGCACGGCCTGGACCGGGCCCGAGCACGCGCTGTGCAACGACGCCGACGGAGGCAGGCGCTCTCGCATGCGCGGGCAGCAGCAGCGTCCCGCGCGCTGGGTCACCAGCAGGCAGTGGTTAGGCAGTAAGGCAGTAACCATTCAGGATCATGAACCATTGAACATGACCATTGATCATGAACCATCAAGGATCACCGCCCATCTGCCAGGCCTGCGCGGCCCGGCCATGGCCTCGTCCGCAGGCGACCATCCTCCGCGCTGCATCGCCGCAGGTCAGAGGGTAGGGGGGCGGGGTCGCGATCGGAAGAGCGTCGCTCATGACCCACTCGGTCAAGGTTGTGTGTGTCCGAACTGTAACTAGGGCCTGACCTGCGCAAACGCGAAGGGTGGTCGGCGATGGCCCGTCAGGGCCCGGTGGAACGCGCGGTCCGCTGCGAGCTGCGGTCACTGAAAGTGAGCGTGCAGGCGGACGGGTCGGCGGCGCTTGCGGTGAGCCTGGCCCGGCAGATCGACACGGCGCGCGGCGCGGTGGCCGCCGCGGCTTCCGCCGGGCAGCTGCGGGTGCTGCTGACCGACCTGCGCCAGGCGGCCGCAGCCCAGCCGGAACGGGACGTGATCGATGACCTCAACGCTCGACGCGCCGCCAAGCGTGCTGCTGGGTGACCAGCGCCCGCGGATAGCGTCGGTCCCCCCGTCAGGATGGTCGGAGGGCGAGCGGGCCGCTGACCTGGCTGAGGCTGTCGGGCTGCGGCTGGACGACTGGGAGCGGTGGGTCCTGGACCAGGGACTGGGCCGTGATGACAGCGGGCAGTGGACGGCGTTCGAGAAGGCGCTGATCGTAAGCCGGCAGAACGGGAAGGGCGCGGTCCTGGAGGCGCTGGAGCTGGCGGCGCTGTTCCTGGACGATTTCGGCGCTGACCTGATCCTGCATAGCGCGCACGAGTTCAAGACGGCCAGCGAGGCGTTCCGCCGGGTGCAGGGCCGGATCGACAATCACCCGTCGTTCCGGCGGCGAGTGCGGCAGGTGTACCTGCAGCGGGGCGCGGAGTCGATTGAGCTGAAGAACGGGAAGCGGCTGCGGTTCATCGCCCGCACCGGCGGTTCCGGGCGGGGGTTCACGGCGGACCTGGTGATCCTGGATGAGGCGTACGAGCTGGGTGACGCGGAGATGGCGGCGCTGCTGCCGACTTTGTCGGCGCGGCCGAACCCGCAGATCTGGTACACCTCGACGGCGGGGCTGCCCACATCGGTGCAGCTGGGCCGGGTCCGCGAGCGGGGACTGAAGGGCGATGACCCGTCGCTGGCGTTCTTCGAGTGGTCGGTTGACCCGAGTGCCTATGACCCGGCGGCCCCCCGGGACTGGGCGCGGGCGAACCCCGGGCTGGGGATCCGCATCACGCCGGAGTACATCGCCCGGGAGCGCGCGGCGCTGGGCCCGGATGAGTTCGCCCGAGAGCGGCTGGGCGTGGGGACGTACCCCGCGGACGGCACCGGGTGGGCGGTGATCCCGGAGGCGGCGTGGACGGCGCTGGCGGACCCGGGCAGCCAGCCGGACGGGCCGCTGGCGTTCGCGGTGGCGGTCGACGGCCGGGAGGGGCGGCGGGGCGCGATCGGCGTGGCGGGCCGCCGCACGGACGGGCTGCTGCACGCCGAGCTGGCCGATTACCAGCCGGGAACGTCGTGGATCGTGCCGCGGCTGGCGGAAATGCACCGGAAGCACGGCGGGACCGTGGTGGTGGACGCCGCGGGGTACGAGGGCAGCCTGATCCTGCCGCTGGAGAAGGCGGGCGTGCCGGTGACCAAGCCGGCGGCGCGTGACGTGGCCGCGGCGTTCGGCCAGTTCTGCGACGCGGTGACGGACAGCAAGTCGCTGCGGCACCTGGGGCAGGCGCCGCTGGATGCTGCCGTGGCCGGCGCGGCGGTCCGCGACGTGGGAGACGCGGGCCGGACCTGGGGCCGCCGCGTGGCGGTCCGGGATATATCGCCGCTGGTGGCGGTGACGCTGGCCGCGTGGGCTGCATCCGCAGGCACGCAGCAATTTTTCGGCGCCTGGCGCTAGGAGGCCCTGAGTTGACGTCCGTCACCGAGCGCGTGCCCCTGGACCGCATCGAGCGGCGGGCCCGGCAGGCGCATCCCGGCCGCGTGCTGCTGACGGTGATCGCCGCGGTCCTGTTCGCCCTCGGCTGGGCGACGTACAAGACATGCGCGATCGCATGGCTGGCGGCGGCCTGGGCCGGCTCCGCGGTCATCGAAGGCTGGCAGACGGCGAAGGCCGGGCAGCGAGCACCCTAAAACGGTCGAGGGAGGCCACCTGTGGGCGTCCTTGACCGGGTCAATGCCCGCGCCGGCCGCCGCGGCCGCGACGAGCAGCGGTACAGCATCGACACGTGGATCAGCGACTACCTGATCCCGTCGGCCGGGTCGTTCACCTACGGCAACACGAGCTACCCGTTCGGGTCGGGGCTGCCGGGCAGCCTGGCGGGGAACCGGGCGGCGGAGATCGCGAATAGCCTGCCGGGGTACCGGGTGGCGCTGCAGGCGTGCCCGCCGGCGTTCGCGGCGCAGATGGTCCGCGCCCTGGTGCTGTCCCAGGCCAGGTTCACGTTCCGGAACCCGCCGTGGCACCGGGCGACGCCCCGGCGCACGTTCGGGAACCCTGACCTGGCGCTGCTCGAGCGGCCGTGGGGCGGCTCGTCCACGACGGGCGACCTGATATCGCGGATGGAGTGGCACGCCGGGCTGGCGGGCAACGCGTACGCTCTGCGGCAGCCGGGCAGGCTGCGGCTGCTGCGCCCCGACTGGACCGCGATCATCTACGGGTCGGAGCTGGAGCCGGAGTGGCCGTCTGGCGAGCTGGACGCGGAACTGCTCGGCTACGTCTACGCCAACCGGGGCATCGGCACCGGGCAGCCCCACTTCCTGCTGCCGAAAGACGTGGCGCACTGGGCGCCGCTCCCGGATCCGGAGATGACGGGCCTGGGCATGTCGTGGCTGACCCCGGCGATCCGGGAGATGCAGGGCGACCGGCTGGCATCCGAACACAAGATCAGGTTCTTCGAGCAAGGGGCCACCCCGAACCTGGTGGTGAAGGGAATACCGGCGATAGACCGGAACGATTTCCTGCAGCTGGTGGCGGACATGGAGGAGCAGCACGCGGGTGTCGCCAACGCTTACAGGACGCTTTACCTGACCGGCGCAGCGGACGCGACAGTAATTGGCTCGAATCTCGCTGAGCTGGACCTGAAGGCGGTGCAGGGCGCGAACGAGACGCGGCTGTCGGTGCTGTCGCGGGTGCCGGCGGCGCTGCTGGGGATCAGCGAGGGCCTGGCCGGATCATCGTTGAACGCGGGGAATTTCGGGATGGCGCGGCGGATGTTCGCGGACACCTGGGTGTACCCGGTGCTGCAGGACCTGGCGAACTCGCTGGCGGCGGTGGTGACGGTCCCGGCCGACGCGGAGCTGTGGTTCGACACGGCGGACATGCCGATCCTGCGGGAGGACGCCAAGGACGCCGCCGACATCGAGGCGGTGAAGGCCGTGACGATCTGCGGTTATGTCAAAGAAGGTTTCACTGCTGAGAGCGCGGTGGCGGCGGTCCGGGGCCAGGACGTGTCGCTGCTCAAGCACGGGGGCCTTCTCAGCGTCCAGCTCCAAAAGCCAGGTTCGGCGGCGCTGCAGCAGTCGCCGAACGGCGGAGCGACCGCTGGAAACGGCGCGGCAGCGGCGGACGCAGGCGCCAGTCAGCCAGCAACCGGGGGCCCTTAGTAAGGTTGCACGTCACGCACGCAGGCAGCAGGTTGCCTATGGAGTGCCTGCCGCCACGGCATAGCGGGATGACGTGATCGAAATGCCGGTAGGGCCGGGTGCCGCAATAGGCGCATAGTCCCCGGTAGCGATGGACCAGCCGGATGAGGTCGCGACCGGTGACCCGGCAGATGTCCGCAGATTGCCGGGCTGCCTTGCGCCGTAGGTTGTTCGCGGCCTGTTTTTCGGGGTTGCGTTTCCGCCAGGTGGCCAGGTAGGCGCTGCGGGCAGTCCGGTTGGCCTTGTGGTCTTCGAGCTGGACTGCGTAGCGGCATTCGTGCGAGCAGAACCGCACCGCGTCTGGCTTGCTCTTGTAGGGGCGCGGGAACGTGGCCCCGCATCGCTGGCAGGTCAACTGGCCGGGGAGTTCAAGTGTCCCGGCCTGGGCTCGCTGGTAGTGCATGCTGCAGAACCCTTTGGCCACGTGCTTTCTGCTGCAGCCTTCAGCGGTGCACAGGCCGGTCTCGCTGTAGGTGAAGGCACCGGGATTGCTGACATCGCCGTGTCGTTCGAGGCGGATGCCGTGCATTGAGCACAGGCCGTGGGAGTTGTGCTTGCGCGTGCATCCGTCGGCAGAGCATCCGCGCGTAGGTTGGGCCATGGTCATCGCCTCCACTTAGGGGATGGCCTGGCCCCGGTGTGTTCGCTGCACGCCGGGGCCGCTGTATGTCGGTATTTTACCAGGTCAGCAGCAATCCGACCTGAAATACGGAGGCGCGTTATGGCCGAGATCGGCAGTGTCCGGGCCGCCGCGAAGAAGCCTTACGGTGACGTTTCCTACGCCGATCCCGGTTATCTGGACGCGGACGGCAACCAGGCCAGCAAGTCCGGGAAGCCCGGCGTCAAGCGGTACCCGCTGACGGCGGACAAGGTGAAGGCCGCGTGGTCCTACATCAACCAGGCGAAGAACGCGGGCCAGTACACCCCTGAGCAGCTCAAGGCGATCAAGGGGCGGATAAAGGCGGCCATGGCCAAGCACGGGCACAGTGTCAGCGAGGGCAACAGCGCCGACCCCGGCGGCGAGGAGCGGCCCGCCCGGCGGCCCGGCGGCGACGACATGCTGATCCGGTCGGTGCCGTTCGAGGTCACCCGCGCCGACAGCACCGGGGACGGCCTGACGCTGGAGGGGTACGCGGCGGTTTTCAACCGCAGGGCCACCATCGCCGACTACCAGGGCGACTTCGAGGAGCAGATCGCGCCCGGCGCGTTCACCGAGTCGCTGGCGAAGCGGACCCCCGTGCTGATGTTCGAGCACGGCCGGCACCCGCTGATCGGGACCATGCCGCTCGGCCGCATCGACGACGCGCACGAGGACCAGCGGGGCCTGTTCATCTCCGCGCGGCTGTCCGATAACTGGCTGATCCAGCCGGTGCGGGACGCGGTCCGGGACCGGGCCGTGGACGGCATGTCGTTCCGGTTCACGCCGCCCGGCGATGATGACCAGCGGTGGACGAAGCGGTCCGGGAAGCCGGACCTGCGGACCCTGCTGCGGCTGAACTGCCCCGAGCTGGGGCCGGTGGTGTTCCCGGCCTACGAGCCGACGACCGCGGCGGTCAGGTCGCTGCTGGACGGGCTCGATCTCGATGAGGACTTCACCGGGCGGGACGGCGCGCGGAGCGCCCCCGGCGGCGAGAAGCAAGATGACGTGCAGCCAGGAAACGGCGGGACGTCGCCAGCCACCATCAGAGCGGCCCAGCGGGACCGCGCCTGGCGCATGAGGAGACAACCGTATGCCTGACACCGAACAGCACGAAGAGTTCATGCCTGAGAGCATGGACGACCTGCGCGGCCGCACCCCCGACGAGCTCCGCAAGATGGCGGAGGTCCTCGACGCGCACCTGAAGGCGCTGCACCAGACCGACGAGGGCGAGCTGCGCGACCTGACCGACGACGAGGAGTCCGCGTTCAACCTCGGGATGCAGCTCCGCACCGAGATCCTGGACCGGCTCGACAAGCACACCAAGATCGCCGATGTGTTCCGGCGGCGGCCCGCCGTCGTGCAGCAGGCCTACGCGAACATCCGGTACGGCCTCGACGACCCCGCCGGCGACACCCGCCGCCTCACCAACCCCGAGGCCCGGGACAAGGCGCTGCGGATCCTGGACTCCCGCGACGCCGCCGACCTGTCCGACGCGCAGAAGACCCAGGTGGAGAAGATGCTCCGCCGTGACACGATCACCGCCCGCCGGATCCTGGTGACGGAGAACGAGGACTACCGGTCGGCGTGGATGAAGATGGTCACCGACGTCCACCCCGTCCTGACCCCGGAGGAGAACCGGGCCGTCCAGGCCTGGTACGAATTCCGCGCGCTGGGCGACTGGACGACCACGGCGGGCGGGTTCGGAATTCCCGTTTTCATTGATCCGTCGATTATTTTGACGGCGCAGGAAAGCGGTAACCCGTTCCTGTCGATCGCCAAGCAAGTCACCGTTAATACCAATCAGTGGAAGGGCGTCAGCAGCGCCGGTGTCACGTGGGCGTTCCAGACTGAGGCCGCGGCGGCGACGGACAACTCGCCTACCCTGGCGCAGCCCACCGTGCTGGTCCACATGGCCCGCGGGTTCATCCCCTACTCGATCGAGGTCGGGATGGACTACCCGGGGTTCGCGTCGGAGATGGGCACGCTGCTGGCGCAGGGGTATGACGAGCTGCTGGTGAACAAGTTCACCATCGGGTCCGGGACGGGCGAGCCGAAGGGGATCCTCACCGCGATCTCGGCGGTGTCCGGTGACCGGGTGAAGGTCGCCGTCGGCGGCTCCATCACCTCCCCGGACCCGTACGCGGTGTGGAAGGCGCTGCCGCAGAAGTACCGGCGGAACGCCTCCTGGCTGATGTCCGTGGGCGTGAACAACGCGATCCGGCAGATCGGCGCCGCGAACGTGTTCCACGGCTACACGGTCAACCTGCCCGAGGGGTGGGCGGACCAGCTGTTCAACCGGCCCGTCTACGAGTCGGCGTACATGCCCGACGCCACCACCTGGACCACCACCGCCGAGGGCCAGGCCATCGTCGGCGACTTCAGCAACTTCGTCGTGGCGAGAAATGGCGGCATGTCGGTAGAGCTGGTTCCCCAGCTGTTCCAGCAGGTCGTGGCCGGCACCGGGCCGGCCGTGCCCACCGGACAGAGAGGCTGGTTCGCTTACGCGAGGATCGGTAGCGATTCAAGTAACACGGCCGGGTTCCGCCTCCTCGTGGCGAACTCGTAAGGCGTTTAGCTGCGTAGGGTCGGCTCCTGGCCATTGATCATGACCACGTGACGGGCCGGTTCCGTGCCCTGCTGTGTTCGCACTGCAACCGGGGCATCGGCTTGTTCCAGGATGACCCGGAGATTTTGCAGGCCGCAGCGAGATACGTGACAACGACGAGGAGTCTTGATGGCTGACCAGAAGGCCGAGCAGAAGCCGCAGCCGAAGAAGGAACCGGCACCGGCGCCCGTGCTGGGCAGCGCCGCAGCATCCACGGACCCGGTGGTGCAGAACCTCCTCGCGCACCGGGAGATCGCGGTCAGCAACGGCGACGCCGCTGCTGTCGCCGCCGTGAACGCGAAGCTGGCGGACCTCGGCGTCGAGTAGCAGGAGGGCGGGGCCATGGCCGTCTACCAGCCCGCGGGCGACTCGTGCAGCGCGGTGATCCAGAACCTGATGGCGCAGTGGCTGATCTTCACCTCCAACGGGCAGACGGCCCTGGCCGCCGCGGTGGAGACGCAGCTGAACGCGCTGGGCGCGTCGATGACCGGCGCGTGAAAGAGTCCCCGGCTGGCGGGACTTGCACCCGCAATTTCCCTCATTGACCGTTTACGGGCTCCTCGCGGAGCGGGGCGCGCGACTGCCGCAGCTACAGCCGGGAGCAGCGGCAAGTCTAGTCGTGGCGGGCCCGGTCCCCCCAGGTGCCGGGCCCGTCACAATCAACCTGGGAGAAGAACCCGTGGATATCGTCTACGTGAAGTACAACGCGTTCGTGGCCAGCTGCCACCGTGCCATCCATCAGGGCGAGCACTGGCCCGCCGATGACCCGGTGGTGAAGGCGATGCCGGAAGCGTTCTCCCCGGATCCCCGTTACGGGGTGCAGTGGTCCGGGACGCCGCCGCCGGAGCTGGCCGACGCGCCGGTGGAGCAGGCGACGGCCGCGCCGGGCGAGAAGCGGAACGTGCGCCGCGGGGCGGGCGCGTGACCCTGCTGGCGCGGGCTGCGAAGCTGGCGGCCGCAGCCGCGCATGCCGTGGCCGCCGAGTACCGCAGGCAGCGGCACCCGGAGCGCGGCTGGTTCTACTACGCCCGGATGGGTGCCGGTATCGCCGACGAGGCGCTGATCGTGCCCCGTCAGAGCGGGAAGGGCGCGATCCGTGACCACTGACCCCGCGCCGGACGACCGGGCGGCCGCGGTCGCCGTCGGCTACATCTACAACGGCAAGGACGTCGCCTACTCCTGGCACCATTCGGTGATCGAGCTGATCGGGTGGGATTTCGCGCATGAGGCGCGGATCCTGCGCGGCGGGTACGTGGCGTACAAGTGCGGCACTGACGGGCTCGCCGCCGCGCGGAACAGCGCGGTGAAGCTGTTCCTGGCGGAGCGGCAGGCGGACTGGCTGTTCTGGATCGACACCGACATGGGGTTCGCGGCGGACAGCGTGGACCGGCTGCTGGCCGCCGCCGACCCGGTGGAACGTCCGGTGGTCGGGGGGCTGGCGTTCACGCAGCAGGAGGTGTCCCCGGACGGGATGGGCGGGTGGCGGTGCCGCGCCGCGCCGACGGTGTTCGACTGGGCGGTCCTGGACGACGGGCAGATGGGTTTCGTAGTGCGGTGGAAGTACCCGCCGGACGCCCTGACCCGGGTCGGCGGAACCGGCTCGGCGTGCGTCCTGATCCACCGGTCGGTGTTCGAGCGGGTGGAGTAGAAGTTCGGCCGGGCGTGGTATGACCGGGTGCCGAACACGACGACCGGTCAGCTGCTGTCCGAGGACCTGGCGCTGTGCCTGCGCGCCGGGGCGCTGGGCATCCCCATCCACGTCCACACGGGGGTGCGCACGACGCACCAGAAGACGCTGTGGCTCGCCGAGGACGACTACTTCGGGCAGGTGGCGCTGTCGCAGCTGGTCCCGCCGGTGCCTGCGGCGACGGAGGAGACGGCGGTGATCGTCCCGGTGCTGCGCCGGCCGGGGAACGCGGAGCCGTTCATGGCGTCGCTGAAGGCGTCCGGGGCCGGCCTGGCCCGCGTGTACGCGGTCGCTGACATCGGCGATAGCGCGACGGCGCAGGCATGGCGCGACGCCGGGGCGACAGTCCTGACCTGGGACGATACGCCGCCGGGGACGTTCGCGCAGAAGGCCAATATCGGCTACCGGGGCACCGCGGAGCCGTGGCTGCTGCTCGCCGGCGACGACGTGAAGTTCCACCCGGGGTGGCTGGACCAGGCGCAGCACGCCGCCCGCGACGGCGCCGACGTGGTCGGCACGAACGACCTGCACAACCCGCGGGTCACCGCCGGGGAGCACTCGCCGCACCCGATGGTCCGCCGCGCCTACATCGACGAGCAGGGCGCCTCCTGGGACGGCCCGGGGACCGTGGCGCACGAAGGCTATGCCCACTGGTTCGTCGATGACGAGCTGGTGACGGCGGCGAGGCAGCGCGGCGCGTGGGTGGCGGCCCCGCACGCCAAGGTGGAGCACCTGCACCCGCTGTGGGGCCTGGCCGAAGACGACGAGACGTACGCGCTGGGCCGCGAGCACATCGAGGCGGACAAGGCGCTGTTCGAGGCCAGGCTGGCGGAGCACGCCGGGCTAGGCGGGCCGGGTGAGTAGCCACTTCGCCGCCGCGCTGGCGGAAGGATTCTGCCCGGATTGCCTGACGGCGCTGGTCCCCCGGGGAAACCTCGGCTACTGCCCGGCCTGCCGCTGCTGGTGGGGCGGGAAGGGCGGCACCGGTGCATAGCGAGGCCATGGAGTGGATCGCGAAGCATGCCACTACGGACCCGGTGTCGGTGCTGGACATCGGCGGCCGGGACATCAACGGCTCCCCCAGGCACCTGTTCCCCGCCGCCACCCGCTACACGGTCCTGGACATCCGCCCCGGCGGGCAGGTCACGGACGTGGACATCATCGCGGACGCCGCGGAATGGAACCCCGGCGGCCAGGCGTGGGACGTGGTCATCTGCGCCGAGACGTTCGAGCACACGGCGGCGTGGCGGGCGATCTGCCGCACCGCGTACGCGGCGTGCGCGCCCGGCGGCCGGCTCATCGTCACCACCGCGGCTCCGGGCCGGCCGCCGCATTCGGCGGCGGACGGGGAGTTCCGTCTGCTGCCCGGGGAGCATTACGCGAACATCCGCCCGGCCGAGCTCGGGCGGGTCCTGGCGGAGGCGGGCTGGGCGGATGTGGTGGTGGATGTGCAGCCGTCCCCGGCGGACGTGCGCGCAGTGGCAGTGAAGCCGTAGTTCCGCGTGCATGAAGACGACGATGCTGATCTGAGGCTGGGTTAACGGTGGCAATCGCGGCTGACTCGTCCGGGTCGACGCTGATCGCCACCAGCGTCACGACGGCGAACGCCGATATCACGGCGGCGGCCGCGGGTGCGTGGTGCTATGCGCTCCTGGCGCTCGGCGTGAGCCAGGCCGGTGCGGTCACCTGGACCGGCTGGACGCAGGTACTCGAAGGCGACGAGGGCACCGCCACCCACTACGCCCTGTACCGGCGGCAGAAGATCGCCGGGGACACGACGTTCGCGGTCACCTGGGGGACCGCGACCCGCGGTGACATCGGCTGGGCCTCCTTCGCCGGGGCTGACGGGACCACGCCGGATGAGCTGGCCGCGGCCACGCTGCACACCGCCTCCGGCACTGCCTATCCCACGCCGAGCCTGACGCCGGGCGGGACTGGCCGGTGGGCGGCAACGTTCACCTGGTCACGCTCGACGACGAGCGCTAACCAGACGGAGTCCTACACCCCGGACGCGGCGCTCACGGAGCGCGTCGACGTCAACGACGGCGCCAACCCGTGGGTGCCGCTGGAGGTCGCCGACTCTAACGGCACGGTGACGGCCGCGGCTCACTCGTACACGGCGACGATGACGACCACCGGGGCGAGCGCGCTGGCGTCGCATGGCGGCGCGATCCTGCTGTTCATCGTCCCCGCCGCGGCGGCTGCGGGCGCTACCCCGGTGCCGCTGGTGGTCCCGCAGGCAGCGGTCATGCAGGCAGCCAACTGGTAACACCACGCGCACGGGTAAGGAGAGGAAATGATTGGTGCTCCGTACTTCACGAGTCTCAGCCCAGGTTCGGCTGTAGATGTCTACGCTCACTGCATTACGAATGGCAGTGACGGGTCTACGGTGCCGCATGACGTGTACATCAAGAACGCGTCTGATCAGGAACTCTTGATCGGAAGCTCGCACGATATGGATAGCCCGGTGGGCTACTCGCTCGAAGTCGGCGAGAAGATCCGGGTGTCTGTCTCATCTGGAGATCGCCTCTTCCTGCTCAATAACGGGTCCTCTGGTATTACAGGCAAGGTGTACGTCATGGTGGTGACTCACTAATGTCCAAGGCTGGTTACGCCTCTGAGGTCGGCGCGGCTGTCGCGCTGGCTGCGACGACCGCCAAGACGGTCCTGTCGGTGATCGCGCCCGCGCAGTTCGGCGTGGACCTGACCAAGATCAGGATCGGGTTCGACGGGGTCACCGCCTCGGCGGTACCTGTCCTGGTCGAGCTGGTCTACTACACCACTGACGGGACCGGCACGGCGGGCACCGTGAACCAGGTGTACGGCCGGGCGATCACGGCCGGGTTCACCACGAAGTACAACTACTCGGTCGAGCCGACCGGGCCGACGTCGCTGGACCGGTGGACGCTGACCCCCAACGGGGGCCTGGTCATCTATGACTGGCCGCTCGGCTCAACCCCGGACACGGCGGTATCCAACCTGCTCGGGCTGCGGTGCACCGCACCAGCGGTGGTCAACGTGAACGCCTCGATGTGGCACGAGAGGTGTTAGCAACGCCTAAAAGATAGGCGCGTGGTGATGCTAAACTGTTCCGCATGGAACATGGAACATCTACGAGCTACGGCAAGGGCTGCCACTGCGATGTGTGCCGTGCAGGCCGGGCAGCCTATGCTCGCGAGTGGCGGCGCAAGAACCCGAACAAGGGAAAGGTGCACCAGAACTGCGAGGAATGCGGGAATGAGTTCTGGGCATGGCCGGTCTCGCATAGGCGCAAGTACCCTCAGCGATTCTGCTCAAAGGAATGTGCTGGCACGGCGACCGGAAGCGGCGCGCGCCCAGCGCGATTCCTGCCGGGACATCCGCTCGCTGGTCCCGATGGGCGCATCGCGGTTCATCGGCTCGCGCTGTTCATGAAGATCGGCCCGGGTACGCATCCGTGTTACTGGTGCCAGAGTCAGGTGACATGGGTGCTGCGCACCAGGACTGAGGGCGGCCGGGAGTCCGACCTGATGGCCGATCACCTGGACGGCAACTGCCGGAACAACGACCCGGCGAACCTGGTCCCGGCGTGCAGCTTCTGCAATGTGCTGCGCGGCTGGATCTGGAAGTGGGAGCGCATGACGAACCGTCCTATCGGCGAGATGAGCCCTCGGCATGACTGACCTGGTACGTGAGGTCGCCACGCCGGGCCCGGGGCAGTGCCTGCTGCACGTCATCCGCGGCCCGGGCGACCCGGACGGCCGGGTGTTCGTCGAGCGCGCCGACCCGGTGGTGGCCGTCAGCGAGGGCCTGATCCGGCAGATCCGCGCCGGGGGAAGCCACCCGGACGTGAGCCTGGACGGGCAGACGCTGGTGATCGACGGCGCGAACCGGCAGGTGTCCTACCGGCTGGAGGCGTGCGGGCAGCCGGGTTACCTGCTCGGCACGCTGACCTGACCGCAGGCTTAGGAGGCGGCCGTGGCGGTGCACGGGCGCGCCCACCCCGCCCCGGCGGTCATCTCCCGGGGCAGCCTCGCCGACCCGCCCGACCTGCTCAAGCGCGGCCCGTTCGTCATCTCCGGGGCGCGTGACCGGCTGGCGTTCGCGGTCACCGCCGGGCAGGGCACCCCGGTCCCGGCGGTCATCAGCCGGAACAGCCTGGCTGATGCCCCGGTCCTGACGACGCAGCCGCCGCACGTCATCCAGGCCGCCGTCACGCCAGGGTTCGGGCAGTCGGCCGCGGGCCTGATCGTCCGGTCGTCGCTGCAGGACTTCGCGACCCCGGTCACCCCGGCTCCCCTGATTGCCGTAGCCGCCCCTACGCCAGGATGGGGGGCGCCGCGCCCGCCGGTCATCACCGCCGCGCCGGTCATCACCGCCGCGGCGCCAGCGCAGGCCACCCCGGCACCCGTCGTCGTCTCCGCGCAGCCGCCGGCGGTGACGCCGCAGCAGGCGCTCACCTCCCGGTCCTCCCTGGCGGACGCGCCGGCCACGGCCACCCCGGCGCCGCTGGTCACCGGACCCGCCGCGATGGCCGGCTTCGGCCGGCCGGGACCGCCGCTGGTCTCCTCGGCACCGCTGATTCCCGTCGCGCCGACTCCAGCGGTCACCCCGGCGCCGCTGGTCGCCTGGCAGCAGCCGCCAGCTGTCCCGCCCGGACCCGCGGTCATCTCCCGCGGCTCCCTGGCCGGCGCGCCGGTCCTGACGACCCCCGCGCCCGTGGTGGTCCTGGCCACCGCGGTCACCCTCTGGGGCAGGCCGCAGGCCGCGGTCATCACCGCCAGCCCGGCCGGGACCGCCGCGGTCACCCCGCAGCCGGTGATTGTCGCCCAGGCGGTCAAGCTCGCCGCGGCGCAGCCCCCGGTCATCTCCCGGGGCAGCCTCGCCGACGCTCCCGTCCTGACGACGCCGCGGCCGGTGGTGGTGGCCGCCCCGGTGCGGTGGCCGCCGACGTTCCCGCTGATCTGCTCGGCGCCGTTCATCGTCCCGCCGCCGCCGGTCACCTACGGGACCGCCCGGCAGGGCACCCTGGCCATCCCCGCCGCAGCAGCGGGCCAGTCCGCAGCCGCGCACGCCGAAGCCGGGACCGCCGGCCTGGCCGCCGCCCGCGCAGCCGCCGGGCAGCAGGCCGTCCCGCACGCCGAGTCCGGGCAGATGCCGCTACCGCACGCGGAAGGAGGCAAGCCGTGACCGTCTCCGCAGGCGGCATGTACCCCATCGCGTTCGACGTCTACGACGCGTCCGGCGCCCTGGCCCACGCCGCCACCGCCACCCTCACGATCACCCTGCCCGACGGGACCACGGCCGTCCCCGCGATCACCGACGCGGCGGTCCCCGGCCAGTACCGCCTCGCCTACCAGACCACCATCCCGGGCCGGTACACCGCCCACGCCGTCACCACCGGGCCCGTCACCGCCTGGGACGACGAGTTCGACGTCGCCGCCACCCCGTGGCCCGCGATGGTGTCCCTCGCCGACGCCAAGGCCCAGCTGAACATGGACGTCACCAGCCACGTCAACGACGACGAGCTGCGGGACTTCATCGCCGCCGCCACCGGCGCCGCCGAGGCTTACAAGCACGAGACGATCGTCCGCCGCGCCGTCACCGACGAGCTCGACCTCGGCTACGCCTACGGACACACCTACGCCTACGGGTACGGGTACGGGTTCCGGCAGCGGTTCCGGGTCCGGTCGGCTCCGGTGATCTCCCTGGTCTCCGTCACCTCCTGGGACGGGACCATCACCTGGGACGTCACCCAGATGCGGGCGTGCCCGTCCGGGACGGTGCGGGTCATGGGCGGAATCCCGGTCACCGGACTCGTCGACGTCGCCTACCTCGCCGGCTACCAGCAGATCCCGGCCAACTACAAGCGCGGCGCGCTGGTGATATTGGCTCATTTGTGGGAGACGCAAAGAGGTCAGGGCACCGCCATGTCGGGGGTCATCGGCCAGGAGGAACATTTCAGGCAGCCGGGCGAATTTTTCAGTGTCCCGGCGAAGGCAAAAGAGCTATTGGGACCGCCGCGTCCTATGGTCGCCTAGCTGCTGACCTCCCAGAATGCGCCGTAGGGGCCATTGTGGATCGCAGTGACGCCCATCTCCCGGCAGGCGCGGGTCAGGGTCCTGCGGCTGATTCCCCTGGCGTTCCCCGCGGCTACGGCGTCGGCGATAGCCACGCGCTTGTGGTTGGCGAACAGTTCAGACAGCAGCACCGCTGCGGCCTCACGTTTGGTGGTCATGTTGTCCATACTTGGCAAGTCTAGCCTAGCCGTGACACCGGTCCGGCGCGCCTGATGGCCGCCTGGTCGTCGCAGGTCCCGGCCGCCATGGCCGCGCTGCTGGCGGCGTTCCGCGCCGCCCCCGCCCTGGCCGGCGCCGACGTCCGCGACGGGCCCGTGGTCACCGGGTCGGCGGCGCTGGAAGCCGTCCTCGTCGGCTGGACCGGGCAGCCCGACGACCAGCTCGCCGCCGACGCCGCCGTCACCCCGGAAGTCTTCGGCGACGCCGACGACCGGGAGCGGTTCACGATCCGGTGCGCCGCCCTGGTCCTGAACGGGGAGAACGACATGGCCGCCGCCCGCACCCGCGCCTACGCCCTGCTCGCCGCGTGCGGCGCGGTCGTCAGGGCGGACCGCACCCTGTCCGGGACGGTGGGCGACTCCCACATCAGCCGGCACGCGCTGCGGCAGCGGCCGGCCCCGGACGGCATCGTGGCCACCGTCGAGTTCGCCGTGGCCTGCGACACGT